TTAAATGCAATTTTGTTCTCCTCTTTGGTCTTAGCATCAATTCTGCCAGAATAAAGTCGGCATTGATCAGGCCCTAAAGCCTCAGCCATAAGGTCAAGCATATCAACGTAAGTTGCAAAAATAACTACTTTATTTGCCTCATCTTGTTCTAAGAATTCTTTAACATATTGAATAAGGTAATCAAGTTTAGGTGAAGACTCTAAGCCTTCTAGTACACCGGCTTGCTTTAAATCATTTGCATAAGAAGAACCCTCGTTGTTTACTGACAGGTACTTGCGAGCGCTTGTATGTAGTAATGCTGGGTGAGAACACAACATCTTTAGACACCCTACCTTTGACATGATCTTTCCGCGAAGCTCATCCTCTGGTCCTCCATGCTTGTTCTCATACCCATAGTGAGCCATGATGTTGAACCCAGCACCAAATAAATTCTGAGCTTCATCAAGATCATTTACTAAATCGTTAGCGATACGGGCATACAACTTGGAGGACTTACGATCAAGAACAATCTTTACAGGTTCTTTATGAATTGAGTCTGGCAAGAAAGGAGCAACGTCTGGGTCTTTTTGAGCTTTACGTACGCATGCTTCTTTAAGCTTAGTGTGAAGCGTAGGAAGATTGCGATAGTTTTTAACCGCGCCCCAGTTGTTACGAACAATAAAAGCTGAATCGAATATGTCAAAACGACCAAGCACAGACGAGTCAACAAATTGCATGATGCTGTATAACTCTTCTGGTTTTCCGTTTTCAATAGGAGTTCCTGTTAAAGCAAATCTAAATGGGGCATTGCCAAGCTTCTTTACAGCTTTAGACCGTTTTGATCTAAACGATTTAATAGCAGTCGCTTCGTCTAATACTACAAATCCGCGAGGTAAGTTTCGTACGGACTCCCAGTCGTTGACCACTTGTTCATAATTAAGAATAATGTAGTCAACTCCAGTATTGCGCCAATCAAGGGCTTCTTCGTATTGTTCTGCACGTTTCTTAGGTGATCCATCAATAACAAGAGATTTTGAAGTTTCATTTGTAAATTTTCCAATCTGATTGTGCCATTGGTATTTAAGGCTAGATAAACAAATAACTAACCCTGGTTCTTTAATACGTTTTTCATCCATTAACCGCTCAATCGCGGCAATAGTCAATACGGTTTTACCTAATCCTAAATCGTAAGCAACCAACATCTTCTGTCGTTCGCACATGCGATCAACAGCCTCTGGTTGATAAGGTAAAAGTGTCCCCGTAAAAGTCATGTTCCTACCCTAGCAGGGCGCGTATCTGTTTAATCAAATTTGGCATATCACTGTTGTTTGTAATAACGCAGTCAAAGCCCCAGTCATCTAAGTCAATCTCTGAAATATGATCGTTTGCTGGCCCTACATCAACTCTGTTAATACGCCAAATTTGTCCACCAAGATTTTTAATACGAGCAGCCTCGTTCTTAAACCGAACGTCTGTAACAACAACTTTGTCATCCGCTGTAAAACCATTAAGTGCGGCGTTAATCCAAACACCGTCATCTAATAAATGTCTTCCGCCTACACCTAAATCTTGAAGAAGGCGACGAACCTCGGGATGCTGGGTCTTTGCTTCTTCCCATCCTTTAGACTCAATTATATCTTGCAGGCGGAAGTCTCTTCCCTCATGCACAATAAGAGGGTCCATAGCAAAAAGAAGTTCGCGGATCTTGTCAGCAAAAGCTACACGCTCATACCCATGGATACCCATAAGCATTCCAGCTACAGTGTCTTTACCTGATCGTGCGTAACCTGATAGTCCGATAATCATAGAACCGCCTTCAATCCGTGTACCGAATGCCTTGCATTTGTTATACCTAAACGTACCTCATCAAGGCTCATACCGCCAATATCTTTCATATCGGTATGGCTATAGTTAAAAAACCATACTTCCATAGACATCTCTCGACATATCCTGATCATGTCTTTTGAAGCGTTGCGACCAGCTTCATCATTGTCCAAAGCAAAGACAATTCGGTCAGCGCCTTTAATATATGTAAGTTGTGACAACGAGATTAAAGCTCCGTATAGAGCTACCCCGCCAGTAATTCCAATAGAGGCTAACCGAACAACATCTAATGGGGACTCAACGACAATCATGTCCCCACCTACGTACTGCTTATAACCAAACAGTGAGTTGCTCTTCTTCATCTTGGCTGGGGTGTTATTAAAATACCGCTTTGAATACCCCTTCTCCTGCCACCCAAGAAGTTTTTCAGTTCTTGCGTCGCGAATAGGGATAATCCAATTCTCATTCCGTGCGTCCCAACATAGCTCATAATAACGCGCCGCGTTACTAGTCAATCCGCGAGAGGCTAACGCTTCTGCTGGCGGGTCTACAAACGCACTAAGCATAGACTCTGTAATAAGTGTCGGCTCCTCAATAGGAGCTTTCTTCTCTTCAGTAATACGGTTAAACCTAGAAACTAAAAGCGATGGGGAATCAAACCATTCCTTAGCTTTGTCGTAATCAATACCTGATACATAGTTAATTAAAGAATAAACGTTTCCTTTAAACTGACATGAGAAACAAATAAAAGCCCCGGTATCTGCGTTAATCCAAAAAGAAGGATTGCGATCTTCGTGACCAGTCCTATCTTTATGTGCAGGGCAATAACTCTGTAGCTCATCTCCGCGGGTTGTGATTGTCTCCATACCCAAACGCGTGAGGGTATCTTCCATCTCTTCGACGGTCATAGGTCTTCCATTCCTAATTCACGGAATTGACCAGTCTCCCAATCCCAGCATAAAGAAACTTCGCTATTGCCAGAGTTACGGCTTGCAACAACACGAAGTAAACGAGTGTCATCTACCGCTTCATCTTCTTTCTGTAATCCAAAAATAACATCAGCATCTTGATGGAATGAGGATGAATAGCCAATCGCATCTGCTGACACTTGTCCCTTCTTCATCTTCCAAGAAAGAACTTGAGTTGAAATAACAATCGGCTTCTCAATCTTCTGAGCAAGTCGCTTTAGAGAACGAGTGATATTAGTAAGAGCTTGTGGCGTGTTTGATTCACCAGTCTGCTCATCAATCATCAAGTAAGTACCGTCAATGAAAACAATGTCAGGGTTCTTGCTCTGGATCTTGCTAGCAATACCACTAACTGTCTGGCCGCCTGATGAATCAATAAACCAAAACTTATCGCGCATGTTAGGGATGTTATTAACAATGCGGTAGTACATAGCTTCTTCTTCAGGAGTTAAAGCGCCGGTCATTAAACGCTTGTGAGAAATACGAGAGCGCATAGCGTAGTAACGGCTCAACTGCTCTGAGTTGCTCATCTCAAATGAATAGAACATGGGAGTATGTCCCTGCAACTGTGCGTTAATGGCAATCTGCAAAGCAAGCGTTGACTTACCGGTCTTTGGTGGAGCAATAATTACAACAAGCTGTCCAGGTTGTAGACCAGACGTTGACTGATCAATAGTGTTAAAGCCTGTGGGTATTCCAAGAAGACCAGGATTGCTCTTACGCCATTCGTAATCTGCGATAGCTGTTGTTGCAGCTTTTGTAACTTCAAGGTCGTTAGAGTTGTTAAGCCCATCTTCTTCAAGCTTAATCATTCCATTCTGCAGTGCAAGCAAAGCGGATTCGTGGTCTTGTTCTTTCTCTAATGCTTCAAGAGCAGAACCTAAAGTAGCAACGATGCGTTGCTTACGACGCTCTGCTGTTAATTTGTCAATTAAATAAAAGACACTGTCATCACAAGGTACTGGAGTGTAGGTTGGAAAGTTTTCCTGAATTACATCAAGGCTTGGACATTCTTGATACTCAGAAAAATGGCGTTGAATAAAACGAAACAACTTCTTATCGGTTGCATCAGAAAACCAAGACTCGTTGACATTCTTCTCTAAAACCAGAGAAGCATCACGATCCGCAATTATCTTGCTAATCAGTTTTGCTTGGTTGTTCATAAACTATTTATATCCAATCCCCAATGACCGTATCTTAAAAGTCGTGTAGGTAAATCTAACACGCCAACTACTTCTGGACGATACGGCAACTCAGCCACTAAGTGATCTATTGAAGCGTATGAAGAGAAGTATCTAAACGGGTTAGTACCCATACTGTCAAGTACATCGACAGTTTTACCTAACTCATCTTGATCTAAATCAAAAGAAACAAGTTCAAGTGTTACACCGTTTTTAGTAGTGTACAAATACAAGTAACTTAAGATGTCACGTCTAATCTTCTTGTCCACTTCTGGAACAGGAAAAAA